AAAAAAATTGCAGCCATACCTTTTATTGGTGATAAGCTAACTTATAATGAAATGCTAGCAAATATAATCCTTGATGAGGACATGAAGTCATATACTGAAATGCATAACTGGATGAGAAGAATACTTGATCAAGATAACATAACGGCTGTTGATAGATTTAAAAATGCAACACAAAGACCGCCTTCACAATCAGATATTACTTTATCGATATTAAACAGCTCAAACAATATGATAGCACAAATTATATATAGAGATAGTATACCAACTGCATTGACAGATATTCAGTTTCAAGCTACAAGTGGAGCTGAATCATTTTTAACATTTGGTGCATCGTTTAGGTTTACATACTTTGATATTAAAATTAAGAATCCTACAACCGGAGCAATCACAGACTCATTTGATGTAACAGGATCTGTAACCGGTTAATATATATTATTGGAGATATAATGATTGACTTGAAAGAAGTCCACGAAATGTGGCAAAAAGATTGTATAATTGATAACTACCAACTTGATGAAACATCACGTCAAACACCAGCACTACATTCAAAATACATACAGCTTTGGTCAACTGCAAAGCTAGAATTGAAGCGTGCTGAGTTTGATCAAAAAAAATTACTAAAAGAAAAGTGGTTATATTATAATGGTAAGATGGACCAGATAACTATTCAAGAAAAAGGCTGGGAACCTGATCCTTTTGATGGATTAAAGATATTAAAAGGTGAGATGGATTACTATTATGATAGCGACCCTGAAATACAAAAATCAGAAGAGAAGATTCAATATTGGAAAACAGTAACAGAAACACTATCGGAAATAATAGACAACCTAAAGTGGCGACACCAAACTATATCGAACATAATCAAATGGAAACAATTCGAGTCAGGAAACTAAATCACGCAACTTTAAAAGTATTGTGTGATAGAGGAGTAGGAGCAGAGCTAAGAGAATATTTCTCATTCTATGTTCCGGGGTATAAGTTTATGCCTGCATACCGCAATCGATTATGGGATGGAAAAATAAGATTATATAATCAAATAACTGGTGAGATATATGCGGGCTTGTTTCCACAAATAATTAGATTTGCTGAAAGCAGAGAATACAAAATTGATATTGAAGAGTCGGATTATGGAAGTCCAAATGAAGGGCAAGAAGTTAATCCAGACTTTATGATGAAGTTTGTTGATGCTCTTAAGTTACCATTTAAAATAAGAGATTACCAATTTGATGCTCTTTGTACTGGAATACAGAGAAAGAATGCTATATTATTATCACCTACTGGGTCAGGTAAGTCACTTATAATTTATACACTTATGAGGTGGCTATTAGCTGCGTTTGATAAAAAGCAAAAAGATATTTTAATAATAGTACCAACGACATCTCTTGTTGAACAGATGTACAATGATTTTAAAGATTACGGCTATGATGTAGACAGACATTGCCATAGAATATACTCAGGAAAAGATAAGAATACATTTAAACGAGTTATTATAAGTACATGGCAATCTATACATAGATTTCAACACGACTGGTTTGAAAGATTTGGTGCAGTGTTTGGTGATGAATGTCACGGATTTAAATCTAAATCACTAACTACTATAATGAATAAGTGTACAGAAGCAGAATACAGATTTGGAACAACTGGAACATTAGATGGTGCATTAACACATGAACTCGTTTTACAGGGGTTATTTGGAAAAGTTTACAGAGTTACAAGTACAAGAGCTTTACAAGATAATGATACTTTGGCTAAGTTAACAATACGTAGAATTATTTTACAATATAATGAAAAAACTAGAAGAGAGTTTGGTAAAAAGACATACCAAGAAGAAATAGAACACATTGTCAATTATGATAGGCGAAATGTTTTTATAAAAAACTTAACATTAGATTTAAAAGGCAATACATTAGTATTATATAATTATGTCGAAAAACATGGAAAACCTCTTTATAGATTAATAAAAGATAACGCAGATGAAAGCCGCAGGATTTTTTTTGTATCAGGCGATACCGCTGCCACTGATAGAGAGGCAATAAGAGCTATAGTAGAAAAACAAAAAAATTCTATTACAGTTGCATCACTTGGAACGTTTAGCACGGGTATAAATATTAGGAACCTTCATAATATTGTCTTTGCATCACCTTCCAAGTCACAAATAAGAGTTTTGCAAAGCATAGGAAGAGGGTTAAGAAAAACTGATGATGGTAAAGATACTACGCTTTATGATATTATAGACGATATAAGTTGGAAATCAAAAAAGAACTTTGGTATATTACATGCAGACGAAAGGCTTAGGATTTATGGAAGAGAAAAATTCAACCATAAAACATATAGAGTAGGACTATGAGTATAAAACAATTTAAGTTAACTAATAATGATGAAATAATTTGTGAAGTTGTTGAATGGAATACAGGAGATGAAACTTCAGATATTATAGTGAAAAAAGCACTTAAAGTTATAGCCGTGGAAGATTACCAAAAAGGTTGGAGATTTTTCGCATTTAGGCCATGGATGTCATTTCAAGATGATGTTTCAGTTTTACAAGCAGTAAATGCTTCACATATTATAGTCACCACAAATCCATCTCCTGCTATACTAAAGCATTATAAAGCGTGTATACGTGGAATAGCTTATGATCTAAAACACCAGAAAAAAAATAAAAGAAAGTCATATGCTAATTTAGATGAAATACAAGAAGCTATACGTGAAATGACAGATGATGAAATGGATGAGTTTTTAGAAAGAAAGTATGGTGCTATGGCTGAAGAAAATATTTCACCAGACTCTGATAATAGTAATATAATACAATTCAAGCCGAAGGATAAAACTGTTCACTAGGGTATTCCTTCCTCCCCGATATACTATCTTATTCTATCACATTTTTTTACATTTGTAAACAGTTTTTTATGCAAATGATTTAAAAAAATAATAGTTTACTTTTATACAAAATAAGTGTATAATAGAATCATGAAAGGTTAAAAGATGGCACGTAAAAAAAGCATACACTATGTTAACAACTCTGATTTTTCTACTGCAGTAGTCGAATATGTACAAAAAGTTGAAGATGCTAGAAAAACAAATATCAATATTCCAAAAGTACCTGATTACATAGCTCAGTGTTTCTTAAGAATAGCAGAAGGTTTATCACATAAAGCCAACTTTATAAGATATACGTATCGAGAAGAAATGGTCATGGATGCAGTTGAAAACTGTTTAAAGGCTATAGGTAACTATAACCTTGAAGCTGCAACAAGAACCGGTAAACCAAATGCATTCGCATACTTTACACAAATAACTTGGTATGCATTCTTAAGAAGAATAACTAAAGAAAAAAAACAACAAGAAATAAAATTAAAATATTTAACTAAGTCAGGAATTGATAGCTTTATTGATACTGGTAATGAAGAAGTTGCTGCAGGTCAAGCAGCACACTTTGTGGATACATTAAAAGATAGGATAGCAAGAGTTAGGTCTAATGATGGTGAAATTAAAGAGTTTGTAAAACAAGAAAAAAAGAAACGTAAAGCGAAGATAGCTGATTCAGATTTAAGTGAGTTTATGCAATGAAGATAGCAATCCTTAATGATACACACTCTGGAATAAGAAACTCTTCTGAAATATTTTTAAATAATGCAGAAGACTTTTATAACAATATATTCTTTCCGGAATGTGAAAAGCAAGGAATAAAACAAATACTACATCTTGGTGATTACTATGATCATCGAAAATTTGTTAACTTTAAAGCACTAAACCATAATCGTAGAGTATTCTTAGATCAACTACGAAAGCGTGGAATGACTATGGATATTATACCGGGTAATCATGACACGTATTTTAAAAACACCAATGAGCTTAATTCATTGAAAGAGTGTTTAGGACACTACATGAATGAAGTTAACATAATAATGGAACCTAAAGTTATGTCTTATGGATCTCTTAAGATAGGATTAGTTCCATGGATATGCCAAGATAATTATGATGTATGTATTAATTTCATAAAAGAATGTAAAGCCGATTGGATTGGAGCTCACCTAGAATTAAGTGGATTTGAATTAATGAGAGGTGTAAAGAGTACACATGGAATGAGTGCAGATTTATTTAAAAGATTTGAAATGGTTCTTACTGGTCACTATCACTGTTCTT